TACATTGATTGCACTATCGTCATTTAATACTTGATTGCGTCTTTGTAAATGAAATTGATAATATGCACCAAAGGCAGAGTTAAAGAAAGGAGAAATTTTTTCTATCTGCTTTTGATCTATTCTAAATTCTTGGGATACCTTACCAACTAAATGTTCTGAGTGGTCTAGTTTTTTAGCTCTACCTTTTTCTAGTTTTAAATCCACATACTTATTTAAAGATTTTATTATTTTATTAGGCATCCTTGAGTATACAACATGTGGTCCGAAAGGGGTAAGCATAGCATGACCATCAGGCAATCCTGTAAACTCTACAGGTTTTCTTAGCTCTGCCATATTATTTATTTCTCGCTTTAAATAAACGATTCCCAAACCAGAAGCTAATTATAGCGGCAAAGATAGTTTGACTTTCAGAGTCCCAGGCAGCTAGTATGGCAGGCAGTAAGTCTTCTCCACCTTGCATAGCTAACATTACATAAGTAATTTTAACAAAGGCAAATATACTAAAGAAAGCATAAGTTATAACTGGTCGCACTGACGCTTGTAAAGCAGATACAAATGTAGATTTGTTTGCTTGTGCTAATGACTCAGCATGTTTGTACAAACCCTTCACTTCTTCTATGTCTGCTTCTGCATCCAATTCTTTTAATTTTAATTTACTTAGCTCAGAAGCGTATTTAGCTTTCGCTTCCAACATAAGTAGCTCTTGTTTGTGCTGTTGCTTCTTCTCGAAAAATCCCAATACGGAGGGGAGAAAAGAAGTTCCGAAGCCAAGAACTGATCCAAGTAACGACAGCATTAGTTAGCCTCCTTAGTATCTTCATTAAGTTCAACAGCACGTAAAGATCTTATTTCTTCCATAAGTTGAAAGACAGCTTTGTAATTAAGTTGGCCTAGCACATTTACTATTTTGTTAAGTAAGTCAAGGCTAATCACATAATTTTGTGGTGCATCTTCTTCCACTGTTTTTTCTTTTTTATCTGACATATTATTCTCCTATGTTAATTCAAAGTCAAAATTTAATTGAGGTAACTCTTCTTCTTCTCCGTCATTGACTACCTCTAACCTATCAAAGACGAATCCTGATGCACGCAGTGCAGCTTCTATATGATAGACAGCTTCATCCAAATGAACAGATTCAAAATTATATTCTGAATCAAAATCATATGGAGTACTACTTACATAACTAGTTCTAATTGAAAATTTTACTGACATTATGTTATATCAACAATTTCACATGCGTCTGCTGTGCATGCTAATTCTTGACCTCCTTTTGTATTATCTTCAACTTCATAGTCAGACAATAAAGACCAATCAATATTGTCTGGCATAGTCTTTGCTAAAGATAAATAATCTTTTTTATTACACTCCTGATAAGGAGCTTGTTTATACGTGTGGTCTGAGTGGGGAAGGAAAGATATACCTGCCACATTATCAAAATTATTATACACCCACGCACCTACATCTAACCACTCATCTTCTTTTACAGTTATTGTAACAGAAGGTTTATGTTCGCACCAATGTTTCTGATATACTAACCACAAATCTAATTGAGCAAGAGCAGATGTATCGTTACGAGTTACAGCTTTTTCAGGTGATTCTACAGGGAAGCTAAACACTGCAGTATTATCTGGTTGCATCACATCATCTTCACAAGGTATGTTCTGATCAATTAAGAATTGTGTTAGAGGATCTTTCTTGTCCCCTCTTACTGTTCTTATATAGTAATTAGAATGCCTTGCATGGATTCCAGAAGCTGAGTTGACTAGTTGTGATACAGTGCCTGAAGGTTTTACGCAAGTGATAGCTGTTGATTGTTCAATGTTAAGTGCATCTGATAAACCTAAGTTTGTATCGACTGCAACTTGGCGTAGTTCTTGTAATCTTTTTTCTAAGCCTGTATCTGTTGCATCATTAAGTAACTTACTATCCATAATACCTGTGAGAGATACACCAAGAAGTCTTTCTTGTTCTGTATTATCTCTCCAAATCTTTCTTAAATATTTTAAATCTGTAAGGGTAGATTGAAATGTGCCAAGTATAGTAGCATACTCTACTTTCTTTTTAAGTGAGGCAAGAGTATCGTCAGACCGAACAACAACTTCTGTTAGGTTACAGAACTGATATGGCCTTAATATAATTTCACTACAAGGATTAGTACCAAACTCATGTTCGGTATCTCGTCTACCATTTTCTAAAGACTTACTAACAGCAGATTGTCTATTGTATATACCACGTTCTCCAGACTTAGAGTTATATAAGTTTAACCACTCTCTTATAAAAATACCAATAGGTGGTTTCTCTTTATAACAAACAGAATTATTAGCTAGTGCTCTTTGTCCTTGTGTGTTCCACCACTCTCCTGATTTAGCTAGTGACATTTCTTGATCATTTAAATCAGATAAACTAATTAATGCAGATCGTCTTACACCACCTACTACCACAACAGAGCCAATCTTACACATGATATCATGGCATTCAATAGGTTTTAGTTTTCTGCCTATTGCATTTTTAAATATACCTACAGTAAATCGAAACAAATCGTCTAATGGATCAGGACCAGAAGATCTGCCACCAAAAGTTTTTAACCTAGCACCTGCAGGTCGTAGCTTAGATAAATCCCAGGTAGGTATTGTGCCTGCATAAAGTAAGTGTATAAGTTCTCTATATGCTTTTGCCCATCCTGTTTTACTATCACCTACAACTATTGTTGTGTCACTTTGAATAAGTTTTTCACTAACTACAGGTAGTTGTTTAGTATACTTACTTTCGACAGAAAAACCTACACCTGTACCACACATTAATATGTAAAGGCATTCATCAAATGATCTTATATTATCTACAGGAAGATAAGAACAGTTGTATCCTGCAACATGGCATCTCTCTAATGCTATACCAGATGTCATCAAGGCTCGCATGGATGGCATAATCTCTAAGTTTAACACAGCATTTTGTAATTTAGTTCTAAGTTCTGTGCTTAAATTGTAATTATATTTCTTACTTAAATGTGTTTCCATATAATTAAAATATCTATCAACTGTTTCATTCCATGTTTCTCTGCGATTATATTCTTCAATCCATCTAGCGTATCTAGATACATGAATAAAACTTTGATAGTCTGTTGGTAATTTTATTTCATTCATCTTCTTTCTCTTCTTTTCTTGTTGTTAAAATATGCGGAGTTAAAACCTCGTTCCCACTCCTTATGTCTTATGTTGTTTAGGTTGTAAGGGTTTTTTAATTTACCATTATAGAAGGCTCTTTGTCCCTCTTCAAATTGTATTTTTAAAGGAGGCCATTGACCTCTTCGTTTGAATCTTTTGGACTTGTATCCCTTCGATGTCGTAGAATGCGTCTGTGACGATCTGTTCCAATTCATTTGCTATTTCTCCATCAACTGGTATAGGATACTCTTCAGTGTCCAGGCTTAGACTCACTGTTAGAATTATCTGCATCTGCTACCTTTTGTATTAACTTATCTAGATACCAACGTGCTTTTAATAGGTCTTCTAAAGCACGATCTTTATATGTGTATCGCCAGATGTATTTGAGCATAGCACCTTTTAAATACCCACGAAATTCCTTACCAGACATAGACGCTTCGATAGCATCTATGGCTTCTATCTTTCCTGATTTATAATGTGAGGGTTCATTGACAACATCTTCATTATCTTTAGTCATCCTTATTCCTGTCTAAGTATATTATGTTATCTTTTTTTGTAACTTTTCTGCGACTATCTTTAAAATCTCCTTCAAGTATTCTATGAAAAACACCTGAATAAAAAAGAAGGTCATCATTATCAGCAGCATAGCTGAAGCCAACCATTGCACGACATAACTCAGACAATGCAACAGCAGCTTTCTGATCTGTAAAATGTTTCTTTGAAAAATGTACATTTGTTTCATGTATCCACTCGTCATCCTTGTCTAGTCTAGGTGTAACTACAATGACTACATCATCTTCATTAACTTCAACTTTTCTTTTCTTCGACATTACTCTTGTCCTCTGTGTGTGTATAATAAAGCCATCTAGGTTCTCTTGCAGAAGATATTGGTTGAGGTTTATATTCTAATCCTTCCCAACAACTAAATTTAAAATCACACCAGGAGCACGCTTCACCTAATATTCTATTGCCTGTTTCTTTTTTACGAAAGGTTTCAGGCTCATCTTCAAAACATCTTTCAAATGGTTTATTATCTTCTAGTGCTTTTACTTTTACAAAAGCATCATCAACTGATTGTTGTACTTCTTCATCAGAAGACTCATCTTCTAGGTATGCAACTTCACCACTTGATTTATTAACTGCCCACCAACCACCAACTTCTTTCTTAGATCCAAAAGCATATAAATGTAGTTGAGTTAGGTAACCAAAAGTGTCATGGCTTTTCATACCCTTAAAGTTTAAAAACTTATTACGATATGCCCAAGGGCTACAGGATTTAATATCATCTACTCTATCATCAGTATACAAATCAGTTTCACCAGAGATGTCATCAGTTATGTTAAACCTACTACCCTCTTCATATTTAATATCACAAGAAGATAATACAGCTTTTAGTATTGCTTCTACTGCGTCTCCAAAAGTAACAATCATTTTGAAACTGTAGTTCTTGTCTGCTTTTCTAGCACCTGCAGCTTCCATTTGTAGCTGACATAGTGGCCTACCTAAATTAGAAGGTCGTGCTTTAAACTTATATTCCTGTGATTGAAACTGTTTTCTAAGGGCTTGCTTAAAGTCCTCTCCTGCTTTGTCTATAACTTCTTCAGACATAGAAGACTCACCCCTGTTAGCTGATTCTAGGTAAGCTATAACCTTTGCTAAATTTTCGTTCATTATTCAGGCAGTGCTTCAACATCAATAAAACTAGCGTCACCTACACCACCAACATCTTTAGCATATCTTTTTTCTTCATATGCTTTAGCACGAATAGATTCATTATACGCTTGTATGTGTTCTCCAAATGCTTTGTTGATCTCTAGGTACTCAGGTTTAATTTCTGTTTGCTCACCTAAAATTGTAGGACTAATGGTATACCAACTAATCGCAGGCGTTTGTTCAAAGTTAAAATTAAGTTTAAGCAATTGTTTCCAAGGCAGAACTTTATCTTTAATCATTTGACTTGTAATCTGACCAAAGTTTCTAAATGTATCTTTGTTAGATATCTGGAATATAACAGGTAGATCTTCAAAAGACACCTTATCTTTTTTACCTTCAGCAAAAGCATCTTTGACTGTGAGTAATCCAAAGATAACTCTATATCTTTTAGCTGCTCGCCACTCATTCTTTCTTTCTTCAGAAAGATTATCCCAATCATCTACTTTAAATTTACCGCAGTTCACGCCACCCTGTTCATCAAGGGCCTCATCATAAGGGTTACTAACATAGATAGATTTATTTACATATCTACCTTTCTGGTCGTTACCATCTCTATCCTGCCATGTAGCATTCTCATCATACTTCTGATAAAAGAAACGCTGTTGTAGTATGCGTAGAGAGGCATCGTCTGCGTATACAATACCATGTTCTGGATGTGCCACTTTAACTGTGCCATCAGGAACTTTCTGTCCTGCATTATTGCGTGCTTTACTATTTATTGTTAGCCTTGGGAAACCAGGTGTACTTGCTACACCCTCATCGTTAAAACCAAACTCAGCTGCGATTTGATCAATGGGTAAGTTGTCTATGTCTTTGATTGTTAGTGCATTCTCTGTCATGCAATTCTCCTATATTATTATTATCTTCTGTTATATTCAGGTTCGTTTGATTGTCAACAGATATTTCATCCATATCTAACCAATCATCACCTATTTTTAATTCAACTTCCATGGGTACATCTAAGTTTAAATCAAACTTATCTTTAAGTTCACTTACTACACCCATCATATCATCATATAATGTAGAACAAACTATGTCTATCTCATCTGGATGTACATCAACAACAATACTATCATGTACTGTGTTTATAAATTTACTCTTTAGATTCAATCGTTTAAGTGACCTATGAAAAAGTACACAAGCTAAAGGTACGATGTCAGCAGTTGCTCCACTTTGTACAGGATAGTTCTTTATCTTGGTTGCATCTGTTGCACCATTGCGTAGTCTTTGTACATTAGGAAATGCAAATTGTCTGCCTGTTACAGTAGTAATATACTTCTTTGCTATAGCTTCCTCTTGTAACTCTTTGTGCCATGAGGATATACCTTGATACTTATCCATAAAAGAATTGTTATACTGAACTTCTGCAGCAGATCCTTTTGTGCCACCATAGAGTGGTCTAAATGTTCTAGCTTTTGCATCCTGCCTACTTGTTGTTTGTCCAGACTCAGTTAAAACTTTAGCAGTATATGCATGCACATCAAAGCCTTCTTCAATTTCTTTTCTACCTACAGCATCATCACTCATCCATACAGCTACTCTAAATTCAAGTTGGCCATAATCAGCTTCTAATATTTTACCACCAGGAAAACGAGATACAACAGCACGCCTTACTAAAGCTGTGCTACCTCGTGGTAAGTTCTGGAAGTTAGGTCTTGATGAAGATAATCTACCTGTACCTGTTCGTACCTGAGATAGTTGTGGATGTAGTATAGTGTTGATTACATTCTTACGAATGCCTTTACAAAAAGAATTAATGTAAGTGTCAAGTGCATTTATCCTTTGCATATTACTTAAAAATGTATGTGCTACATCTAGGTTATGTTGTTTGGCAATGGCAGCTAGACCACCTAATGTAGTTTTATCTGTTGCGAAACCATGTGCTGTCACTTGTTGTATATGTGTGGGTGTAAATTTAAAGCCTGCTATGCTCTTGGTGGCATCATAAAGATAACCAGTACCAAGGCAATGCTTACACATAGGCTGTACTTTATAAGGAGTTCCATCTTTTTTTATCTTGTGTTGCTTCCCTGTTCCTTTACAGTTAGGGCATTGGCGAACTGTAGTTTGACTGACAATAGTAGTTTGTCTTTTTATATTACGATCAAACTCTATCTTAGACATGCGTGGCCTATACTTCTTTTTACCACTAGAGGTAGTGCCAA